AACTTCATCTGGGTCGTGTTTTGCTTTTTTCACCATTCTTTTAACAGCTTCTTTTTTAGCATGAGTTAAATTCCATTGGTCTTCTTCGTGTTTTTTCTCAATCTTTATAACAGCTTCAGAATACCGCTTTTGCGCTTCTTCTTTCTTTTCAAGCTCTAGTTTGTGTGCTCTTTCAATTACTTCTTTTTCTTTGACATACATTTCTTTGGCTAATCTTGCTTGCTCTTTAAGTTTGTTTTTGTCTTTCTTGCCCAAAGCATAAGACACCAATACAGCGATGACAAAAATAAGCCAACGCCAGTATTGACGACACCAAGCAGCAGCAATTTTAAGCTTAGTCCAAATCATTACCCATGCTTCCAAACTCTAACGGTATCAATAACAGATTGACCGCCAACGTAAATCATTGCAATCAAGCCCCAAGTGTCAGGGTCGAGTCCATACCACATTAATAGACCAGTTGCAACACCAAATACTAATAATTTACGAGAAACGACCTTACCAAGAATAATATCCATCACTCCAAGCTTGTTAATCGCTACAATTTCTTCACAATCCCCGGATAGTCTGGTGTCCTCTTGTTCTATATCGTTCATTATTTTCGTTTTTTCCTTTCAGTCATACTTCGGGCTTTTCTTCTTATGGAGGAAGCACCACCGGCACCAAGAGCAGCTTGACGCATACTTGTAGAAAGTCGATCAACAATCATTTTATATTTGGCAACTAAATCTTCTGGCATGTCTCGGGTTGCCATACTTAGCCACTCTTCTAATGCGGACTCGGCTGTGTGTATTGCGTCATTCACAATTTCATCATCTGGTCTGCTAGCTATGGACTGAAGGTCCTCCGGATATGTGTAGTCCTCGCCACCAATGTTAACTTCTTGAATTACTTCATTTATCATCTTTTTCAAAGTTCGTTTTGTTAATTTCATTTTTTTCTCCTTAAATTATAACGTTCGCATAACCATTAACTTTGTTTATATCAATTGTCATATCAACAACATCTTTTAAGGAGTCAAGATGGGAGATTAAAATCACTGTTTTGAATTGGTTCTTAATCAATCTTAACAATCTTGTAAAACCTTCCATATGTTCTTGATCCAAAGCGGTTGCTGGTTCGTCAAGTATAAATAGTTCGCTCTTTGGCAAATTTGTTATTGAGATTAAAGCCAAACGTATGGCCATGGAAGCTATCGTCTTCTCGGCTCCGGAGCCCATTGATAATGGCCGTGAATCATAAAACGGATGTTTAATTAAAATGTCAAGTTTGGCATCATTGCTCTCAAAAAACACCTCAAATTCAACTATATTACTAAGAATTTTAGCAATTTCTTCATTTAATAGAGGCAACTTTTGCTTAATTATTTGATATGGTATACCATTTGGGTGCATACATTGCAAAAAGAGATCATAAGCTACCCACTCTTTCTCTACATCTTCAAGCTCCTTGCGGCTTTCTTGCAAGGAGCTAAGGGTTACTTGGGTTGAGCCTTGCTCGACAAGAATCTTTGTTATGCGGTCTTTGCACTTTTTGAATGTATTGCCTTTATTTAAAACAACTCTTACTAAAGCAGATCTCTCTCTGCTTAGAGTTTCCAAATTTTCAATAGCTTCTTTGTTCTCTTCGTAAAGATGTCTTTTCTCACACAAATCTCTATACTCTTTCTGTAGTAAATTAATCTTAGATTTATTACTCTCAATTGAAATTTTATGCATCTCAATGGTTCTCTTGGCTCTGTGTATTTCCTCTTGTAAGCGAACATGCAGATCGATTTGTCGATCAACTACCTCGATATCCAAACCATTTAAAGAATCTTGCAAGTCTCTTTGATACTGTTGTAGATGTATAATTTTGTGCTCAGTGTCAGGAAGCGCTCGTTTGGCTTTATGAGCATCCTTAACAAACTTATTATCACAACAATACTTGCAGTCTGGGTCATATTTGTGATTATCGAGCATTTTTATCTTTTTTCTTTCGATTTTCTCTTGAGAGATCCAATTATCAAGCGCCTTACGAGACCCATCTATCTTATATTGAATGGCATCTGCTGACGCCTTTTTCAGCCTTAACTCGCCAATGTTGATTGCATCAAATTCTTTGACCTTAGAATCTAAACTCTCTTCCAATTCCCACACTTTGAAGTTAAAATCTTGTGTTTTATCTTTAAGATACTGTTTTCTCTTCTGAGTTTGTGCAATTTCATTGATTATTTTATCAATGTCTATTGACTCTGTTGGAATACTGTCAATTTGTGCTCGGATGGCATCAAGTTCCAATTGTAGTCTATCTTTGTCTTCATTGATTTTTTCACATTTACTTTGCTGGCTTTGTAGGTCTACTTCTATCTCTTCCAGAATTTCAATATTCTTTTGGATTTCTTTATCCCACTGCTTGTCTTGTAACCTCTTAACAACACCACGCAACTCAGCAGCATCTTTTTTAGCTAATTTGAATTTTTTATCAAAAATCTGCAAATCAAGAAACTTTGCAAGTATCTCTTTTCTTTTAGTTGACCCTTCCTTCACAAAGGATAAAGAATCTAATTGAGAAGACATAGAGGTAAGAAGAAAGTCTTCCATAGTTCCAAATCGCTTTCTTATATTGGCATCGGTCTCATTACGAGTTGTTCCATTCATACTTTCGTCTTCTGATATTAGATGAAAGTCCAAATCGACCTTTGCTTCCTTTGTTTCTTTGCCTTTATATCTTTTTGTGTACTTTTCTAGATTACGACAAATTTTGTATCTTTTGTCACCAATATCAATCTCAACCTTACCAATAGCTTTGGATTTATTTTGATTTATGACATGGACGTTCTTTCGCTCACCCTTCGAGGTTGCATTAAACAGCGTGAATAGAATGCTGTCGATGATGCTTGATTTGCCGGAATAATTACGACCAAAGATCCCAACAAGCCCATTGAGCTTTGAAAAGTCGATTTGATTCTTTTCACCGTAGTTGAATAGGTTACCCCACTCCGCTTTCCTAATTTTCCATATAACATTTCTACTAACTTCCTCCCCTTGCTCTGCTAAAGTATTGTATTTCTTATTGTGCTCTAAAACCTTCTCAATTACATCGGGTTCAAGCTCCATGTCGGATAAATAGTTATTAATATACTTTTCTTGCACACTGATGTCACGAAGGTTCTCAGTTAATATAGAATTGCCATAATTTCCTTCATCGTGCATATTTGAGGATTCTTTACCATTTAAAACAATAACAGAATATGGGCTCCATTTTACTTCTGCGATTGATTTGGCTTTTCTAATTTTATCTGATGGTAAATTAGTCTTTGACACAATTCTCAGTCTAGAATTCTTTGGAACGTGCATATCTGGTAGCTTGCCTTCTTTTGTCAGCCTTACAGTTATAAAAGGTCTTGGATTAAAAAGATGTCTTTTTAAAACATTAAAGTTATTTTTGTTACTGATCTCCCATAGAAGGTAGCCCTTTAATGCAGATTCACTAAATTTTTGTTGAGTGGTTGAACCACAATACCACACACGCCCTTCCGGATCTAATTGTTGTTGTCTATGTATGTCTCCAAGCATTGCAAAATCATGATCATTAAAGATTGTTACTTCATCATCACCTTGGTCCATTGCCCAGTCAGAACCAGTCATAGAACCAGCGATCGCCCCGTGGTATAGGGCGATGTTAATTTTGTTTCTATCTGTTGGCTTAAGCCAATTGTCTCGATCAAAGATGGAAAGAATGTTTAAAGCCAATCCATCATCAATATGAACTTCGCCACTATCTTTTAACAAGTGTAAGCGTGGATGTTTTAACGCATTAACAATTGGTGTAATTGCATCTTGTCTGCTGTCGTTCTTTAAATTACCATCGTGATTACCAAGAATTACATAGGTTGGTGCAATGTTTGCTAATGATGATAAAAACTCAGCACATAATTGAAAGTATTCAGGGCTGAGTTGGGTTTTGGTATGTGCAAGATCACCACAATGAACAATGCAGTCCGGTGAATCATTTACCAATTTCTCATAAAGATCACGAAATGCTATACGATATTCGTCGTGATACTTTAAATTTCGGATGTGAGTATCGGCCAAATGGCAGATGCGGTAGGTTTTGTTTTTTGTCATTTTTCCTCCAATGATAATTTAATTTAACCTGTTTTAATTTATTTGTCAAGTCTCTTTCCAAACTTTATTATTAATAATATCACTGATGTGACATCTACTAATGTTATATTTCTCTGCTAGTTCCCTTTGAAGAGTGCCTCCCTCTGAGTATTCTTTTCTAATGGCTCTTACCTTTTCCCAATTCAATTTTACATTTCCGTTGGCCTCTCCCTTGTTTGCTTTACCTATTCTTTGCTTGGCTTCTTCTGTGCAAGGTGGCATTGTATACTGCCCTTTCATTCCTTTGTTCCAAGCAATTTGTCCTTTGTGTGCTTCTGACAGTTTCTTCCTGTACTCTGCGGACATCTTCATACCTTTATTCCAAGAACTCCTGCCGTACATCCCATTGTTTTCTCCTGTATTGGATTTGCTAATCTTTTGTTTGGTTTCTTCTGAGTGTTTTCCTCCATCGCCACCTTCTCTCAAATTATAGCCCTTGTTTCTGTTAAGGCAATCAAATTTCTTAATCCAAATCTTTTCTTTCTCAGAGAGAACAACCGCATCAGAGCATTCCTCCAGAATGATCCAATCTAAGTTTTCCCAACCATGCTTTCTAATGGCATTATATAGATGAGTGGTTGCTGTCTTTGCTCGATGTTTGTGCTCTTTCTTTCTTTTGTTAAGAGAGCACTCCGTTTTTCCAACATACCTCTTCCCATTGGGAAATAAAACGCAATAAATAATCATAATAACTCCTTTGTTGTATTATAACTAGTTTGGTGTCCGCAAAGTGACTAACTCGTGTCTGCTATGTGTGCTATTTTATACATGTATCCTCCTTTGTGTATATAATATTGAACATTAGTCCTCCTTGATAAGTTTTTCCATAATTGTCAGTGCTCTGTTTATAGGATGCAGAGCGTCCTTTAAAATTTCATAATGATCTTCACCTTTTAGTGTGGTCATTGTCATCATTATTATTTCTCTCTTGATTTTCTTCAATTTTAACCAATTGATTTGAAGATACTCTTTGTCTTTATCCATTTATCCTCCTTCTGTCTTTGGTAGAGTTATAAACCACAACTCCTTGTAATTTTAAATCTAATATTGCTTTTTCTTCTTCAAGTAACCTAACCTCTTTTGTTGAGCTTGTCAACTCTTTTATTATTTTAAATTCAAAAGCTTGTTCTCCGTAGGTCTTCCAATCATTTAATAACTCCGGATTGCATTTACTTTCTTGCTTTAAAGCGCTTCTATGACTTATCCACCTATTTTCAATTGCATATGACTCTCCAATATAAACCTTGCTGTTGGGTATGCATCTAATAACATATACCCCAGATGTGCATTTAGATTTCCACTTTAATACTTGTTCTCTCTCCTTCTCTCTTTGAACTTCTAATTCTTCCGGCGACAGATCTGCTCTTCTGTTTTTGTTATATTCATTAATGTGTTGTCTGTTGGTTTTCTGCCATTGCTTTTGAACCTCTACAATCTTCTCTTTATTATTGTTGTAATATTTCATAGTCTTCTTGTCGCAACACTTTTTACAAGACGCTCTAAATCCGGACTTGGTTGTCTTTTGTCTATAGAAAAATTCTTTTGTCTCCGGCAAGGTTAGAGAACACTTTGTACACTTCTTCTCATTCACATTATCCTCCTCGTTCGTTGTAAAGTTTTTTGCCTTCGTTTAAGTGCTTCTTGATTTGTTCGCTCTCTTTCTCCAATAACACGTCTGGTGATGTATCGCAAGGCAATTCTTCAATTACTTCAAAAATAAATGCTTCTTCTCCATATGTGTCGTAATCTTCTTGGAGACATGGGCTGTCGTGCTTATTGTATCGCAGTTGGGATTTGTGACAACTCCAGCGCTGTCGATATCCGGTTGATTGTCCGATATAAATTGTTCCTGTTTTTATGTTTGTTATTTTATAGACCGCAGCAGGTTGTTGTGTACGGTATTCTTTGAGCCGTTCTTTGTTTTTTTCTTGGTATTCTTTTTGTCGTTTTGAAATTCGTTCTTTGTTTTTTTCTCGGTATTCTTTAATTTTTTCTTTGTTTTTTTCACGGTATTGTTTACGATATTCTTTCGTTCTTTCTTTGTTTTTTTCACGGTATTCTTGGATTTTTTCTTTGTTTTTTTCACGGTATTGTTTACGATATTCTTTCCTCCGTTCTTTATTGTTTTCATACCATTCTTTCCACTTTTCTTTTCTCCGTTCTTTGTTTTTTTCACGATATTCTTTCCTCCGTTCTTTGATTCGTTCTTTATTTTTTTCACGGTATTCTTTAATTCGTTCTTTATTTTTTTCATACCATTCTTTCTTGTACTTTGCCTTCTCTTCTTTCGTCACATTATCCTCCTTAGTTCGTCCATTAAGAAATAATCATCATGGTCAATGGCTTGCGCCATCTCCCTTCGAGTTTCCAAAACCCTTCGTGGCATTTCAGCGATGTCCTCAAATCCACTTACATCGATCTTGTATAACTCTATATCATAGTATAACATATTCTTGATAATTTGTCCAGTCTTTTTTTCTGCGTCTTGATCAAAAGCTAAGTAAACCGGAGTATCATTCAGGGCAATTGCTTGAAATAGCTTGGTTTTGTCTCGGAGGGT